ATATATTCAGAGTATGACTGTGGTTATATGCGTGGTTATACCACTCATGTTACCTATGAAAACGAGAGTTTAATTTGTATCTGGAGACAGAACTCTTGGCCTTTTAAAACTATTTCAGGAGTAAAAGTATGATTAACGAACACGACATTAATGACCATGAGTGTGCTCTGTATGAGCTATCAATGGGTGCTAGGTTTAAATTAGCAGACGATGAGATTAAGGTGCCCATAGCTTCTAATGAGTTTAAAATAAATGACATTTTTAAATTTGAAACTATTGATGGTATGTATAGTCGTTGTTTTGACAGCGCTGGTAAATTACACCATTTTGCAGCTTGGACTAAAGTGAGGGTATTACATGAGTAGATCACATTACAATTGCCCAGTTTGTGGGGAAACGACAATGAGTGGTATGAATTGTTGTGACCACGAGGAAAACAATGGAGAGTTACATTTTGTTTTATTAGAACAGGAAATAGTTAACCTAAGGAATGACATTGCCATTCTAGAGTTAGAAAGTGTTTTAATGAGGGCCCGGAACGAAAGGTTACAAGCTGAAAATGAGGTACTTATGCGTAAGTTAGCTGGTCCTTGTAGTTCTCATGCTTTTGAAGAGGGGGATAAGTGAAAGATTTAGTTGAACGGTTACGCAAACGAGCAGAGATACGTAGACATATACCTAGTCGCAAGTCGGTTCAGAACAATGAGCCTGACCGTATTGCTGATCTGTTAGAAGAAGCTGCCGCTGCACTAGAATGTAAACATGAAGATAAGCTAGGAACTTTAGAAGAAGCTATTGAGTTTGATAAGAAAAGAAATTATCAATACACCGCACCAATAGAACTAGAACCTGCTGATAAAGTTGATGATGCTTTGTATAGTGCATGGCGACAATATACAGGTTGGGGAATACCGAGTAAGAAGGGTGAAGAAGAATTTACAGCACAGTACCATGCTTTTCAAGCTGGGTGGAAATACGCAATACTAAAGAAAGCGAGTGAGAAATGATTGAAGGACTAACAGCTAGGCAGGTGATTGAGATGATAGCTAATGAGTACTATGAGTTATCACACGATAAGATTAAGCTACAGAGAGATGACCATGTACGATGGTGTAAGTCATGGCTTGAGTTAAACCCTGTTATTGAAACACCGTTACAACAGGTTAGAAGATGGTGGGAACAACAGAAGGAACTAAACAAATGAAAGCGCCTACAATGTTTAAAATTAAACCAAAGTTTGAAGTAAATATTTACCCATATATTGAAGATAACACTTTTAATATGGATGTTGTATTAAATGGTCAGGAAGATAAAACAGTATCTGTAGAGCTAACTAAGTTATTTAAAGAGTACTTAGAATTTAGAACAGTAGTTGGTCAAAAAAGAGTAAGCCCTAATCATCGCCAAGAAGTTATTGAGATGGTGGCTACATTGCGTTATGTTGCAAAAGAAATGGAGAATGAAGTTGACGATCTTATTAATTGATGCTGACATATTAGCATACCAATCTACATCATCAGCAGAGTCTGAAGTAGAGTGGGATGTAGATACCTGGACTGTAGACACAGACTTAAATAAAGCAAAGGATCACTTTAATTATTTATTAAACGAATATAAGAAACTAACAGGTGTTGACAAATATAAACTGTGTTTTTCTCATAAAAATATATTTAGAAAAGAGATATACCCTCAGTACAAAGCCAATCGCAAGGGGCGAAAACCTGTAGGATACTCTGCTATTAAAGAGTGGGCCTTAGAGAACTATGAAAGTTTTATTAAAGACCAACTAGAAGGGGACGATTGTCTTGGCATTTTGGCCACTAAGTATACAAATAAAACAATTATTGTATCTATGGATAAAGACATGAAAACGATTCCTGGGAAGTTCTTTAGGATATCTCCCTCAGGAAACCATGAGATGCTAGAGATCACTAAAGAGGAAGCTAACTACTACTTCTTGACTCAAGCGTTAACTGGAGACTCATCTGATGGATACCCAGGCTGTCCTGGGATTGGTCCTAAGAAAGCTGAAGAGCTCCTTAAGAAGCATGGGGCTGTATGGAAGACTGTAGAAGACGCCTTCCTTAAAGCTGGATTGACAGCTGAAGATGCCCTAGTACAGGGAAGGCTTGCTAAGATTCTACAGGCTGATAATTGGGATTTTGAAAATGAAAAGGTTAAACTATGGATGCCATGAAAAACTGTAAAAACTGTTATTGGAACTCACACTATGATGTACACCAATCTATATTCCCTGCTATGTGCTCTAGTTGTAGCGCTTACTCTAGTCCTGGTAACCCTTACCCAAGGTGGACTGTAAATGCTGAGGTGGTCTCTGAGGAAACCAAAGCAGCCATTGAAGAACTAGAAGATATGGTTAATCAGCCCCCACATTACACAGGGCACCCATCAGGAGTTGAGTGTATTCAGATTACTGAGCACATGAACTTTTGCCTGGGAAACGCCATGAAGTACATTTGGCGGGCAAATGATAAGCATATCAGTCCCTTAGAGGACCTTAAGAAGGCTAAATGGTACATTGAACGGGAGATAGAGCGAATTGAGAGCACCTGTGAAAACATTTAAAATACCTAAGCAGTTTGATCTTGCTGGTGCCACCTTTAAAGTTTTTATTAAAGAAGGCCTTAGCAAAAGCGGTGCCCATGGTCAAACCCATTATGATGCTGCTGAAGTTTGGTTAGATAAGGACCTTAAGCCTGAAGATTTAAAGGCCATCACCTTCTACCATGAGCTTTTCCATGCCATGTTTAATACATTGGGCAAGGACGATCTGAAGAGTGATGAAGGTCTCGTGGATGCCATGGGTAATCTCATGTGGCAGTTCCATAAATCAGCTAAATATTAAGATGAAAGTTAGTTTCTTTAAAACTCATTGTTTTAGGGGTGGTTTCTTTCATTGGGGCGAGTTTCGCTTTAATGGGGGAGACTGTTACACTAGCTATAGGATTGGCCCAATACTTATAAGGATAAGAAAATGAAAGAATACACAAACCAACAATTATTAGATATTTGTGATAATATGCCTGAAGATCAAAAGAAATGTGGAGTAACCACTTTAGAAGACGGTTCAGGTACTGTCGACTTAGCGGATTTTATAGTAAACTATGGACGTGCACTATTAACGGAGTTTAATAAAGAAGATGAAACCAAGGTATCTAGTTAGTGATGAAATAGGCCCTCTAAGGATATTTGACTCTAAAGAGGAGGCACAGGCCTTTATGGATTCAGAAATGACCATGAAGACTGTACCTGGCAAACCAAAACCAGATCCATTTAAAATTGTTGGTGACGCCCCATTTTAATGTTATACTAGATTTACTTTATAGGAGAGAGATATGAAAAACACACAACCTAAGACATACAGAGAACTCTATAGAAGAGCTATTCCACTATTGTGGACAACTCCAAATATGCTTAAGTTGTCTTCAGCTTATCTTATGGATGCTGAGGATATCATTGGTAATCCTAACCTTGAGGATATCACCACAGACACTATAGACCTTTATAAGTCTAAGGTTTCTGTGGGTCTCTCTCCAGCTACTGTAAATCGCAAACTATCATCTATGCACAAGCTTCTTAAGTATGCCCATGATCGTGATTGGTTATCTAAGATGCCTATGTTCTCTTGGAATAAAGAAGACAACGAAAGAGTACGCTGGTTGTCTAAGGAAGAGGAACTACAGCTTCTATCGTTATTGCCTAAGGATGTCTCAGTATTCTGTGAGTTGTTATTACAAACAGGCATGAGACGTAGTGAATTACTTAATTTAACAGGTGATAACGTAGACGGTAACTATATTAGATTATGGAAAACTAAGAACGGTAAACCTAGATCAGTACCAATGAGCCAAAGAGCTCAGGTATTGATTAAAGATTTCTTAGGTGACAAGCCTGATGTAGTTAGGATTCATAAAGAATGGCTTAAAGCTAAGAAGACTATGGGCCTAGAAAAAGACAAGAACTTTGTATTGCACATCCTAAGACACACCACAGCTACCCGTATGTTAGACACTACTGGTAACATTGCTGTAGTCCAAAAGATGCTTGGTCATGCCAAGATAACAACTACTATGAGATATGCTCATATAGCTGATGATAAACTGTTGGAGGCCGTACAAGCCACCTCAGAGAAACACAACTGCCTCGCTTAATTGCGGGGCTTTTTTTTGTTTCTTATTGTATACAAAACACTATAAATGTATAGTATATAACACATAAAAAAAAGGCAGCCCCTAGAGTTACCTAGAGGCTGCCTGTTGTATTACTTTTTCTTCTTCTTTGGTTTAGCCATGCCAGCTTGGCTCATAGCGATTGCTACGGCTTGCTTAGGGCTCTTAACCACAGGACCGCCTTTACCAGAGTGAAGGCCTCCTGCTTTAAATTCTTTCATTACTTTACCAACTTTAGTTTGACTCTTTGTGGCCATATTATCCTTTAAACTATTAATCCTGGTGTATATACAGTTTTGCCTTTTTCTTTTACTGCTGTTAAGCACTGACATTTTAAGTCTTGTGGGTCATAAGAAACATGGACCCATCCTGATTCAGGAACACCTTGGGTATAAAACTCTAAGATAACCTGGGTAAATTCAAAATTTCCAGCTATGTACTTAGCTAAGTCTCCATTAGCAACCCCTGAAATCTCAATATCAGCCGCTTGCCCTTTACAGTGGTCGCTAGTCTTAGAGCCACCTACTGAAGCGTTAACTTCAGGTGATCTATAACCAGAATTAACTTTAACTGCCTTACCATAATGGTCACGAACAGGTTGTAGTATGTTCTCACATAGTGTTTTTAGATTAGATGTAACTGTTTCGTTAGGTGTGTTATCTAAGCCCTTGCGAACAGCTGTTTCACTTACTGTTAACTCTTTTAAACTAAAACTAGCTGTTAACTGTGTCATTCTTCAACTCTTCCTGCTCTCAAAGGTTTAATCTTCTTAGCTACACCTAGCTTCTCTTCTAAGATAGCAATGTGTAATCTGTTCTCAGCAATAGCATCTCTATTCTTTTGAATCTCGATACCTAAGTCTTGTCTTAGTTTCTCACGAGCTAACTCAGCACCTGTATTAGATGCTTGTTTGTTATCGCTAGTAACTACCAAGGAAACTTTGCTGTTAAGAATCGTTACATCATGTTGAATAGCACTTAATGCTGATACAAGATACCCTGTACATCCAATGAGTAATGGAAGAAGTGCAAATAGCATCTTCTCAATAAATGCTCCCTTAGCTGATTCTTTAGTTTCTTCTGCCATGTTACTTACCTTTCTTTATATCAATAATCTTTTCTAGTGTCCTGCCTCCGAAGTAAAAAGAGACGATGAGCATAATCATCTGACCTAGCAACTCTACGTAAACCTGATTCACATTAATACCAAAAGCAGAAACAGAAGCAAATATAAAGTAAGATACTAACAGAGCAACAAGGGTCATCGGTCTTACGTTCTTACTTAACCATGAATCACTAGACATATCTGCTTCGTGTCTCTTAGTTAGTTCTACTTGCTCAGCAGTATCAGCCTGTATTTGAGCTAGTTCACCATTTTGTTGCATCTCTAATAGTTTTAATTTAGCTTGTTCTGCTTGTGCAGGATCTGGAAATACTTTATCTAATATTTTAGATCCTATCCCAAGCACTGCTTCTAGTGGAAACATTAGTAGTGTCCTTATTAATAATATATAAATTAATTTTTAGTTGAGGTGCTTAAATATCCAGTCTTTGAAGACTGTTAAAGCAACCCCTAAACATGAAACTAAGAAAGCGACACCACCAAGGAATCCTTTGTATCTGGTCATTTCATCTTTAATCTCGTGCATTATTTTCAGCATTTCTGTATGGTTATCTTCTAGAGCTGTTACCTTAGTCTCTAGAACAGCCGTGCGTTCTACGTGATCTGTCATTCTAAACTGTTCCTTTAAATAAGTGGCTCTACATATTCAACAATCAGCCCAATAGGCTGGTTGCTCCAAGCAAAGATTCTGTCTTTGTGGGCAAAATCGTTTAGAAGCTGTTTTTTATCTTCTGGTATAAAACCATAACCTTGAGAAAATTTATCCCATTGTTTAGTGTTATCAGAAAAGGTATACTCACTAAATGACAAACCATCGCCATTAGTTTTGTAATAGGTTATTGGTAGGTTGTTTTCAAAATAAACATAATCGTATTTAACACCACCAACTACACAGTCTTTTTCAAAAAGCTCTGTTCTATTATCTTGATAAACACGAACTAAAAATACACCAGATACAAAAACATGACACAAGACCTGTTTTGTTGTTGCGTTGTAAATAGAGTTTAAATAAAAACACCCAGGTTTAATAGAATCAGCTACAGCTTTTTTATCAGGAAGTAAAGAACTATTTGGATACTCCCCTGTAAGGCCTAAAGCCAATACCGAGTTTGTTTCTAACTGCTCAACAGATAGTGTCATTTTAACCCCTTAAAGAATTGTGTACGTTTATGCCCATGACAATACGCTCTTTATCGCTAGGGTTTGGTTGTGTTTTGTGATACAACCACCCTGGAAATAACACAAGTTTTCCTGGGGCTGGTGACTCTACGTGGTCAAAAAAGTATCTACCCTGTTTAGACTCAGCTGAGTTATAGATGGGAAGTCGGCCCCTAATGACCTCAAGTGGGTCAACCATAGCAATACAACCCATATCTGGAGTTGCATTGACATAAAAAGAACCAGCTATTTCAAAAGGGTTATGATTATGGTGAATAATATTTCCACCTTTTGGTGTTAAGTTAGCCCACATATGGTCTATAGTTGGCTGTGACCCACTATAGAACCCTAGCTCTTTCCAATACTCTTTTAAGTGGTGTTCGATAAACTCGACAATCTTTTGATTCTTTAGTCGTTTATGTAGATCACGAACCTCGTGAGGCAAAGTACCTTCTAAGCTGTATGAGTTATTAAATAAACGATGCTTGCTAAAAGCTTCTCTATCTGTATCAAAATAAGCACGTATCTCAGCCTCTAAGTCTTCTTGAATTAGTTCATAATCAGGAAACTGGGCCGTGTATATTTTTATAGGAAATATTTCTTTAATCATGATATATCAACCAAAGCTGTATGGGAATCACCACAGGTTTCCCCTTGCCATCTTATGGTGACACTGGTTGGCTTAAGACCTTCGTCCCACTTTTCAAGACTCAAGAAAGCGCCCCCACGATCACCAACATGAAGAGCATGGGTATCTCCGCTATTAATAGTAGGGCCAAGTATTCCAAATATATCAACATTAGATGGTATCAACGTTGTTACATTATTTTGCTTTGTACCAATATCTCCACCTAGCAACATGATGATGTTATTAACACCTGGGTGGCTATGGTCTGGAGAGCCTGTGTTAGGCCTTACTAAATAAAGTTCAGCCTGGTACTGCCCTTCTCTATAAAGCACATAGCTGTAGCTAATCTCAGTTACATAAATCGGGTCTTCTTTTGGTGGGCGCAACGGCATACCGTTAGCTTTATACCAAGCTGCAAACTCTTCAACTGTTTTCCACATTTTTTAACTCTTTTAAATAACCCATTGTTTTAGTAATATCAGCATACCCATCAATAACTAAAGCATCTGGGTGAAAACGCCTGATTAAGTTTTCTTGCATAGGTCCCACTGTTTTGCCCCGCCACTGAGCAGCAACGGTGTGCGGTTTTTCCCCACTAACCCAATGCTGTACTGCAATTAAAGGAAAACCAAGATTTTCGCCTTCTACCCTAAAACCAGCACCGTGGAATTCTCCCTTGGTTAAGGGGTTAGAGGCTACTGCTGTTTTTTCATAAAGACGTACTTTAATAACTTCAACATTAGGGTGTTCATGAATAGGTACTTTTGGTTCTGGATATACGAGGTATAATTCAACTTGAAACTGTCCATGCCTGAATAAACAAACAGCAGTTGCATCATCAGATAAAAAGACTTCTGATTCGTTTGAAAAAGTAATTGGCATGTTGTTTTCCATATACCAATCACAAAAAGACTCAACATTATCCCAAGTTTCTGGAATTTCTAAATGTTTAAGGTTGTATGTTTTCATTTATTTTACCGACATATTCAGCCAACAACTCTTCAGGCAGTTCTGCCCCTTGATCTGAGTTAGTGTTTTCATATTCACGCCCAGTTTCATCAACATAAACAACTTTGTAATGAAACCCTGAAGTTTGTGTGTAATATAAATCAAGAGCGTTTTTTATAATAGCAGAAGCAACTTCTTCTTTGGAATCGAAGTAAACATATTGCCCTGTTAAACAATTAAAAACAATGTGCTTTTCTGTAATCATCCTAATCCACCGTATCTATTTCCTGTTGCTGACCAAGTAATGTAGCCGTTTCCACTAACAGCTAAACCGCCACCACCACCTGCACCTCCAGCCGTTGGAACAGTACCAGCCATGCCAGACGCACCAGCAGCACCAGAGGAGCCCCAACCACCACCAGAGCCTCCATTACCACCATAATAAGTCCCTGGAGTATTCACCAAACCAGCACCACCACCACCTGGACCGCCAGATGTTCCAGCACCTCCTGCATTGTATCCAGCACCTCCGCTTGAGTTTTGTAGGCCTGTTCGTCCACCGCCTCCGCCACCGCCTCGGTAATAAGCGTATGTGCCCAGTGCGCCAGTACCACCACCGCCGCCTCCTCCACCACCGCCACCGATGTTGGAATTGTTTTGGATAGTAACATAAGTTCCGACAGCTAAACCAGTTCCACCACCGCCACCAGCAACGCCTAAACCAGCTGTAGGGGATAAACCACCATCACCACCCATACCAATAACGTTTCCGTTATTAATAAAAGTCACACCACCAGGCCAGGAACCATCAATAGTTAAAGCAGCTTGCCCTGTTGATGCTGAATAAATCCAAACACCACCTGCCAGTGTAGCCTGAACAGTAGATGAGCCGTTCCACCCAGCGTTTAATGCTAGAGTTCTAAGGTTTGCTCTATCTTGATTAGATGAAATGGTAAAGGAGAACAACGGTGAAGTAGCTCTTTTACCATAGAAGTCACTAATAGATAAAGAGCCACTAGAGAAGGTACCAGAGCCACCTGCATCGGTATACCATGTAGTTCCACGGTATGAGTTTAAATTGTTTCCTCTGCCAAACTCAGCATTGATTTGCTGTATTGACAAAGAACCTGAAGCAGGTAGCGCCATAGTTAATTACCTTTCTTTATTTCTTCTATTTCTTTTCTTAATAAGGTTACTTCTTCAGCTAGTTTAACAGCTGCTACAAGTGCAGCGTTACCATAAGCTAACGATAGAACACCATCAGACCCTGTTAAGACTGTCTCAGATAAAATCTTTTGCATATCTTGAGCAGATACACCAGCTTGTCTTTCGCCTGTATCTTTACGAGTATAAGTACCACACTTAATTTTACTTAGGTCTTCTAAGAAAGTCTTTGGTAGTGTAGACCAGTTTTCTTTTAATCTCTCATCAGAATAAGCTGTTACGTTACCACCAGCTGTAAAATTGTTAGCAGTGTCTGTAGTCCATCTAGAGCCACCTACGGAATCATAACAGCCAATAGTTCCACCAGCTTGACCGTAGAAATAAGCACTTCTACCTGTCATATTCCAGCCATACGCTTTTTCGCCTGTTGTAGCATTAGCGAAAATATTGCCGTTCATGGTGAGACCAGCCATAGTATAACTGTTACCTGAATTTAAGGCATTGGCTGTAGAGGCTGTAGTGGCTGTGGTTGCTGAGTTAGCTACATCTGCTGTTCCTGAAGATTGAGCATATGTTACAGACTGAGCACCAATGTTTGCTGTGGTTATAGCATCGGTAATACCATAGCCACTGATTGTAGTTGGTTTAGAAGTAACACCAGACCAGGTTACTGTAGCTGCCGAACCCGAAACAGAAATTGCCCAGGTACCTGTAGCATTAGATCCAGAAGTATTTGCCTTAGAGTCTAAAGCTGTCTGTAGGCCTGTAACCGCAGATATAGGGTGCTGATCTGAAGCTGATCTATCAGTTAAAGAGTTATGACTAGATGCACTAAAAGATAGAACACTAGATTGTTGTCCTTCAATTAAACGAACACCTGCAATCTGTACGCCAGCATTGTTAGTGTATGTGCCTACCTTTAAAACAACCTGATACATTGTGACAAACTCTGGTAAAGATAAACCATAGTCATCAAAGATTTCAGCATAAGCCTCATCAATTTGGTTATAAGAACCACGGCCCATTACAAGCTTAACTGGGTAGTTCTTATCGTTTGTAGCAACAACCCAATATGAAATATATTTATTTAATGTTGAGTCGGCTAAACTGCCTGAGGCCCCTGAAATTGAGTTGTAGGCTGCATATACAGAACCCTTAACCCAAGGGTCTGTAGAAGGTGTTGTTTCTACGTATCCTGTACCGTTTAAATAAATAACAGGCAATGAAGCAATAGAATCTAATACTTGATTATAGTTACCTGTAGGTGTAGCTGAGTGTGTAATAGAGTGTTCTACGTCTTCATCAGCAATATTAATAGGTGTTACAAAACCTACAGATACTGTGTTGCTGTTTAGTGTATAACTAATAGCTCCACCAGATCTCCAGATAGCTCCTATGTCTCTATGTTGAGAATAGTGCCATTGTGTGTCTCTTTGTACTGAATGTCGTTCATCACCAACAATGATAGACTTACTATTAACAGCGTCCCAGTATACATATGAAACCAGAATAGATGATCTAATGTTTGGTGTAGAGCTGCCCTCAACTAAAACGCCAGCTACTGGGTCATAAGTAATATAACGACCACCAGTAGTATTTGTAATCTGGATAGTTTTAGCAGTATCAATAGTATACTCAAGTCCTCTGTAGTAGACTAAAGTTGCTGTAGTTGGTGTTAATGTTAATGTCCTTGTACTATTATCAAAAGAAATAGTAGAAGTTGTTCTATTTAAGAACCCAGACATATCAGAAGTTAGCTCACCAACTGTGTTAATGATTCCATCAATATCAACAGAACTGGCGGCAGCCGCTGCATCTTGAGCATATTTTTTAGCTGAGTACTCTAAACCATCTACAGTACCTGTTGTTTTGTTAGCCCAGTCTTGTGCTAGACTAGCAGATACCACAGCTTCGGCAGCCTTAGTAGAAGCTGTAGAGGCACTTGTAGCAGCCGCTGTTTGACTGGCTGCTGATAAGTTAGCATTATATTTAGATGAGTAGTCAGAGCCTAATACAGGACCTGAAACTTTAATTGCCCAATCTTGAGCCAAACTAGCAGCAGCCTCAGAATTAACCTCAGCTGTCTCAGCCGCTTGCTCATGACTAGCAGCTAAATTAGCAGAGGCTAAAGAAGCACTAGCAGAGGCAGAAGAGTTGTTTGCCTGAGTAGTAGCAATACCAGCCTGAGTGGTAGATATTCCAGCTTGAGTAGTAGCAATGCCAGCCTGAGTTGATGCTGTAGAAGCACTAGAAGCTGCGGCATTTTGAGATACTAATGCAGCAGAAGCAGCAGCCTCAGCATTGGTTTCAGCTGTCTCAGCGTTAGTCTTTGCTGTCTCAGCAAGAGCCTGGGCAGCCTGAGCAGCTACTTTAGCAGCCTCAGCTTGTACCACGCCAGCATTAACTGTAACAATAGCAGCCTGAGCAGCAGCAAGGGCCGCTTCAGCAGCTTGTTGGGCCGCAACAGCAGCATTTAGTGTTGCTTGTGCTTGAGCCAAAAGAGAAGATACACTATTCTCAGAGGCCTTAGAGTTATTAGCAGAAGCTAAAGCATTAGCAGCAGAAATAGCAGCAGCGTTCTGGGATTCTTGGGCAGCCGCTACCTTTGCTTCTAAGTCAGCAATTAGCTCGTTAAGTGTGCTTTGTTCAGGAGCAGGAGAACTGCCATAAAAGAAACTGGTAGTAGCCATGGTTTTCCTTATTAATATTCAGGATAGTTAGCAGAAGTAGAGATAGCCATACCGTCTTGGGCAAACTCCATCTCAAGAGCTTGATTTGTTAGCTCTTCATAAATACGTACAGAAGCTGCTTCAAAAGCTTCTTTTCGATCATCCAAGAAGAAGTCAGCAGCAAACGTCAAGGCGCCATATACTAATAAATCTGGTGCAATATCTGTAACGAAGTTAGTAGACGTATCAATGTCTAGGTCTGGAATTTCACCATAGTAGACCATGTAAATTTTATATCCAACAGGGGGAGTTGATTTGATCTGAAGGCTTCCCTGGATACGTGTGTAGATGCTAGGTGCATTACCTGGGGCATCTTGTGTTCTTATATACTCATCCAAACCAACATAACGAAGTGTGCCGCTTGGGGTATACAAATGTTTTAACTGTAAGAAATCTGTAGGAAGTGTTAATAAGTCCTGTCCTGTGGTTCCTGTAGTATATACAACAGTCTTTTCCATACTAGGGACACGCAATGAGCGTTGAATCCTTGCTACAGCTTGGTCAATAAAGATGTCAGCTTGAGTATCCGTAATGTCGTTACGGTTTAATAGACCTTTAATCTGATTGCGAATTCCTAATTTGTTCATTTTATACCTTATCTGAAGTTACAAAGAAGTCTAGACCTTCAGCCTTTAGTTTAGCTACAGATTTAGCTACAGGCTCGTTATGTACGTCATATCCTTCTGAAAGCCACTTCTCTACCACCGCTTGTGGTACTGAAGCAACCCTGTGCATTTCCCTTGCTGGGGTAAACTTAGAATGAAAGCGAGCTTCCTTAAGTTCATCTACCCACCACTGAGGGATGTCTTGTGACTTGATGACCACTAAGCCATCGCTATTCTCATCAAAGTCAATTTTTTGTTCAATGAATTTTTCTGTCATATTTTTATATTTAAAAGAGGATGAGGCAGGTAGGAGAGAGAACCCACCCCACCCAAAAACGGTTACTGTCCTAAAGAGGAAAGGTTATATAACCAAGTAAAAGAAGGGAGCCAAAGCCCCCTCCTATTATACCGTTAACTTATTAAGGTAAATTGCCGTTTGAACCAGTTAAACCAGTGATACGACCAGTACCTTTGTAGTTCAAATGCTTCAATGAAAGCTCACCAACGATCATGTGACGATCAGAGTCACCTGTCTTAGCTAACAATTCACGTGTGAACGGACGCAATGAAACCATCTTCCACATTTCTGGCTTGAATACCAAAGCTTCAGTAGCTTTCATGAAACGGTTGATGATAACTTTTTGCTCACCGAATGGTGAAACATATAAATCAACAGCGTTAACTACAGTCTTGCCGCTGTCGTTGATTGTACGGTTACGACCAGCAGACTTGTCAAAACCAGCGATAATCAATGAATCAGCAGGTTTAACCATGATGTATGAAGCATCAGAACCAGCTTCGTACAACTTTTGGTTAACGTCAAGGATGTCTTGTTCTGTCAATGCACCAGCTGTATCAACTGTTACAGAAGCGTCAATAACTTGAGCGCCAGCAACGTCTGTACCGAAAGCGTTAGCAAATCTACGTGCTGTGTCTGTACCGTTACCAACAGTAGCGTTCTGAGCCTTACCAACTAAGTGGTATTCTACTTCACGCTTTAGTTCCGCTGATTTCTTGCTCAACTGGTATGCTGTCTCTTTAGCACGACCATAAGTAGCGATAGCATCGGCAGTAGCTGTTACGTTAACTACTTTAGACATAATCTGTGTGTAGTTTTGACGTAAAGTAGTTGCTGTCAATGTGTTGTCAGTAGCTTGGAAACCTTCTACCTGTGCATTGTCTGCAACAGAAGAAAGGCTGTCTTCTTGCCAACCGAAAACTGTGTTCATAACCTTTTCGCTCTTTAAAAGAGATTGGAAAGGAGTTGTAGTTGGAGAGATGTTTGAGATTACATCAGAAATGTCTTCTTTTTTACCAACTTGGTCATAGGTCTTAAAACTTGCCATTATTTATTTCTTTCTTTTTGGATTTTGGATTGTGAAAATTACTCGTCTTGCCAACGACTTAAGAACAAATCAGCTGCATCATCTAAATCACCACTGTTACGAAGCTTTTGAGCCATTGCTTCTTTTGCGTCAGGCTTAAACTCTTTATTAGAAGTAGTCTTTGTTGATTTGATGACTTTCTTAGGTGTAAGAACTTTTTTCTTAGTAACTACTTTCTTTGATTCATCATATAGACGAGCTTTGTGAATCAGTTGAATAGCCACTGGATCTACTAAGTTATTAATAACTTCAGAATCCATGCCTAATGTGATTGCATATTCACGAATAGAATCATATAAATTTGAGTTCCAGTTCGGGATATTTTTCTTAAGTTCAACAACGGCCTCTTGAGCTGCTGTCTTTAGTTGCTCTTGTCGCTGTGCCTCAGTCTGTTTAACGAATGAGTCAGCTTCTTCAGAGATAAAACGGAAGTCCTCCCAGGCAGCTTGAGCTTCAGCACGTAGGGCAGCGAACTGGTCAGCATCTAACTGTTTACTAGCTACAAGCATATCAATTTTACTATAAGGCTCCCATTTATTGACGGCCTTTTGATACAACTTTTCTAGTGAAACAGCGAGCTTTTGTTCTGTCTGCTCGACATCTTTTCTCTTGGCTGCTACTTCTTGGCTTTTCCGTGTGAGCGCTGCTTCTTGTCCCCAAAGCCTCTTAAGCTCTTTAACAGATACCTTATTAACTTCATCGCCTACCTTGATTTCGACTTCAGCATCATCTTCAAGAGTTTTCTTAGCCTTAGGCTCTTCTTCCTCTTCTTCTGATTCTTCATCGTCCTCTTCAGTTTCTTCTTCAGTCTCTTCGTCAGGGTCTGTCTCGTCTTCTTCGGTTTCTTCGGTTTCTTCTTCAGTCTCGTCTGATTCCTCTTCTTGAGTTTCCTCTTCAGTTTCTTCAGACTTTGGTTTGACTTCAGGCTTTTCGGATGTCTCCTCAGGAGAGTCCTCTTCAGTCCATCTGTCCAAAAATGCCGCCTCAGCATCGGCCTCAGTTAAAAGACCTAGTTCAAGCTGAGTGTTAGTTCCTTGAACCACGCCCTGTTGGGTAGTAGTTGTCATAATGTTTATTCTTCCTCGGAAGTGTTATTAGATAAAATGTTGTCCTTAACTACAACCCATTGCTGTAGTACAGCGATTAGGTCTTGCAAGGAACGACATTGAAAATATGCAGAGTTTCTACCATCAGCATCGTTAGGAGCTGTAGAAAGGAACATAGAAATATAATGATCTAATAGCTCCTTACTAAGCAAATTAAACGTGCTGTTAGATAGTAAATCTTGGGCTGAGGTTCCCCTCGCCACTAGTTGTTCATCATTCATAAATCTCTCCTTTATCTGAATGAATTAGTTAGGTGATACGATAGCTCGTACTTGCTCGTCTGGTGCTTGTTTAGCAATTTCCATTTCTTGTACAGCAATGGCTGCCTTAGAAGCAACATCAAAGTCTTTACGTTCTGCCTCTTGCATACCAAGCAACTTCTCAAGTTCATACTTGAGTCTGTCAATCTCAATACGCTGTGATTCAAGTTGAGCATTAAACTCGACTTTCTTACCACTATTTTCTGCAACCTTCTCTTGAGTAACAACTTTACGCTCTTCAAGCTCCATCTGCTTAACAGCCATTGGATCTGGTTGTGGAGGTTGTAACTCTTCTGGTTTCATTAGGAATGAGTCGATATTCTTGATACCAGCCTTTTCCATAATGGTTTTAGCCATGTTGTATTTCTTATCTGGACCATATAGAGCAGATAAACCAGGGTCAGTAGATAGGAACTGGTGTAGTGCTACAAACTTTTCAGATTCTTTCTCTTGTTCGCCATAGCCTAGCTTCATCTCTACAATAGCATCAGTCCGCTCTTCCCATGTTGATGGGAGAACTCGTTGAAAGCTGCCAGCTACCTTAATAATCTTTTCACCAACCTCATGGGCTGTTACAAGACGATATACTTCAAGGTACAATGGTTTTAAGAAGCCATTAGCAAAGTTACGAGCAATGATTTTCTCTCGTTGCTGTGATAAAGAAACTAAGTTTTCTAAACTACCTTGTGAGTTTTGTTTAGAAATAGCATCTTTATTCATGCCTTGGGATAGCTTAGAAACACCCGTAGCTTCTTCTTTATCCTCGTCCAACAATTGAATTGTTTGGAATACAAAAGGATTTAATGAAGCTTGAGTAAGTGGACTAATGCCATCTGGACGTGTTACGTTTACAATACCACCAAAACGGTTTTCAATTAGCTCCTTAGGGTTAGTTAGGGAACCTTTTACTACCTGATATCGTGGATTGTTTGTGCTTACTGTATGGTCTAAAATACCACGAACTAAAGTTGTTCTAGCGTTTTGCGTAGGGATAACTTTAGCTGCATAGTTAGAGCCATAGAAACTGTGTGGAATAGGTAAAGGAACAAAATCAATAAAAGGCTTCTTATCAACTTCTTCTTCATCCAAAACTACACTGTTTACTTTTACTATTTTATATAAGCTGGTTTTGCCTGTGCCTTCTTTGTCTAAATAGACATAGCACTCGTAGACAATAACTTTTCTTGATTGCTCTTGACCGTTATCCTCTAGGTTTAATCTATCAGCACCAATTGACTCAAAACGGGCTAGAACTTCAGGATCTGTTGTAAGCTCTGCTTCGTCTCCACCTGGGCCAATCTTAGCGACTAGCTCTGGATCATAGCCCTCTTCAATAAGGTCTGAGATAGACTTAGAAGTTCTATGGGCAACAAAAGGTGCGTCTTGAATACTTTTAGCTTGAGGTGTAATTAAGAATTCCTCAGGAGGAACAACATCAATACGAACCTGGCTTTTATTAATTTGACGTGTTAGTTCACCATCATATAGCCCTGTTACTTCATTCATCTCAGCTTCTATTTCAATAATAGAATCATCAGCATAAAGTACATCAAGCTCGTCTGAGGTAATGTTTGAGAACTCTTCCTCACACTCTTCTAACTGTTCGTCCCAGTAAATCTTAGCTACGCCTACACGAGCCATTAGGCCGTCTTGGATAACATCAGAATAGATTTTATATCCTGAGTTTTGACGATTAACTACAAAGTCGCAATAGTCTGTCTGAACCTGGGCTGTCTCTACATCATCCTCGCCTTGAGGATCAAACTGCACAATTCTATTACCAGCTGCAAAAGTCTCTAACAAAACAGCCTTAAGAGACTCTACTGAGTCGTATACGTCCATAGAGACATACTTAGACTGCGAGGGGTGTGTTGGTTTTGGTAAGATTGCGTTATAGTAATCTAGAACCTTTTCACGCTCTTTGGAAAGCTTTGAATCATAGTACCCGACTGAAGATTTAATCTGCCGTTCTACAAGAGATGCAAGCTCATCCTTTTTAATTGGTTTAAATATTTTTTTATCCATAAGATCCTAAAGGGCTTCGATATAGAAATCGTCAGTGACTTCAATGGGTGTAAATCTACCTTCGTGAACATGATTAGCTAAAGCCATAGAGATAACACAGTCATCAAAACAACCGCTTTCAGCTTCCATACCACCAGTTTCATTAGCAATATAAGTCATTAATTCACGAATAGTAATCTTATCGTTTAACTCAACTTCATTCTCTCTTAAAGAGGCTCTTAGTTGGTCAATAATAAGAGGTTTTGTTTTTACGTTAGTTGTAAAACCAATCTTAACGGTCTCTTTTTCAGTAAGCTTGTCTACATCCGTTGTCATATAGATATTCGGATAAGCCAGGTCTTTACCTAGACGAGTACAAGTTAAGATACCATGGTTGTTATTTTCTGGGATAATCTTTGCTGTGTTGTAGTACATACCTAAGTGGTATAAAACAGTAGCAAAATAATCAGGATGAACGTGAGCTCTATACACAGCTACTTGTCTCTTTTTAGAGTCTAGCACCTGGGCTACAGAATAGTCACCGCCTCTAACTCCCATACTAATATCAGACCCTATGTAATAGGTTTCACCTGGGTCATGTTGTTTGTAGACAATTAACTCGCCTCTGCTGTTTTCTACCCACTCTTCTTGCTCTAGTGCCAACCTTTCGATTGGGTCTGGAGCCTTATTAAGCATATTTTGCAACTGCTCAAGATTAAAGATAGGCCTACCAGATGTAATAAAAGCTTCCTCAGGTGATAGTGGATACTCTTGCATAAAGAGCTCCCTACCAGAGGCTGCTATTTTTTTACGTCTGAACATTAGCTGCTCATTGTCGAGCCCATGTTTTTCAACCAATTCTTCTTCTTCAGGTGATAACTTGAAGTTAGCTGGAACTGGTTCACGGTACTCTTTTTGTATGTTCCAGGGGAGGAATACAGGTATAAAACCATTAGTACCTTCAACAGCGCCACGCCATAGTTCTGCAAAAGGACCAGCAACACCGTTAGCGGTGCTCTCAACAAAGATAGCTGTGTCTTTTGTATTAGGAATGGCTTGTAAAATAGCGTTAAGGTTGTCTCTTGCAGTTGCTGGAGACCAGAAGGCTAACTCGGATAAGTGAGCGTCTGTAATAGTTTCACCACGAGCAATACCATCACCACCAGCTGTAGCAACAGCATAGGCACTATCAAGAATATTAAATACTAACTCTTTTCTAGATGAGTATTTAGTCTGAGGTTTAAGAATCTCTGGACAATTATCATGGTATCGTTTAGTTAAGTCAAAAAGAGATTTAGTTGACTCAGCTAAGTGAGTTACAACCAAAGCCTTCTTAGCTTTTCTTTGAGATACCCTAGAATAAAGGAAACCACCAACGAAAGTTGATAGCCCCATTTGACGAGCTTTTAGAATTATGATTCTGATCTTGCCTTCTGTTGCTAGTTGGCTTTCAATCTTATCTAATAAAATACGCTGCGCTTCGTTAAGAACAAACGGCCTTACATCACCATCTTTAGTTCTAACTTTAAGTGCGTGTTTTGAGTAGAAAGAGAAATCAGTGAACAGCTTCTTACGTATTTCTAAAAGCTTATCATCCATGATTACTCAATCTGTTTTGATTGTTCCATTTCTACAGCGATGTCCGCTAAGAAATCTTCTGCTCTCTTAACTGTAACTTCAGCTTGAGATGCAGGTTTTGCTAATGTGAAATCTAATACTAATCTAGCAGCAGCTAGTTTATCTTTAGCACTGATCGCTTCCATTCTCATTGTCTCTACAGCCGCTACAATAGCTTCACGAGCAAACTCAGCCTTAGGGACTACAAATCCTTTAGTTTCTTCCATATATTTAACTATTCCTTTTGCTTCTTCTTTGGCAACTTTACGTTGTTTTGTGAGCTCTGTTTTACTGTAGCCATCTATAGACCCTAAAGGTCTTCCTGGGCCCCTACCGTTTGGTTTTAGAAACCTTCGGTCTGTCCAAATTTTCCACAGTGCTCTTCCCTCTTCCGTCTCCTGCATCCTTACGAACAGGTTTTTCTGAGGCTCTGTTCTCGACTTGCTTAGGTTCTTGTCTCTCTTCTTTTTTCTCGGTTGTGCTGGTGCACCCATCTGTATTTCCTTTAATATCATTCAAACGTCCCAACATTGCATTTTTAACAATGTCGTAGGATAGTATGCTCGATGTACAGAGCTGCCTAGGTGGGAGTGCTCTAATCCACTCCTCACCCAAAGCAATCTTATCTGTATTTGACAATGTTGTATTAGCAGACATTGCCTCGAACTGTGACCATTGCTGGTATAGTTCTTGTGGTTTCATTTCTCTCCTTTATTTCTTACCAAATTTAGTAAGAGGTCTTACAAAGTTATTTAAGTAGTCAATTTCAGCTTGATCTGTTGTTTTAGCTAAACGCTCTTCTATAATTTTTACTTTATTTGCAGGGTCTTTTGTACCAGCAACTGTATTAGCAAACTGGCTTAATACTTTAGTTGGTGCAGAGTCTCTAGCAAGTTTTGAAGCTTCTTCTGCTGTTTTAACATTAGCTGCATAACTGATTGGGTTACGAATTGAACTAGACAAAGCACCACTTTGTGTTAGGTTTACCCCAGGAAGTTTACCTTCTTCAGATAACCTACGAATAGTGTTTTGAACATTGTAGAAATCATCAGCGTTTTTAACAGAACCACTCTTTAGAATAGTTTTAGCAGCATCACTTACTGGGCTATCTTTAGCCATTTTAGACACGACACGTAAGGCTTTAATCGCCTCATCAGATCCCATGTTTAAGCCTGATCTACCACCCTGTAACAACTCTTGAAAACCACCGCCTAATGGCATACGAGAAACCTCGAGACCTTTATTTCTATTAAGAATAGATTCAGTCATTTTAGCTTGGTTTGCTTGAGCAGCAGCAGCTCTTCTTGCAACATCGGCTTGTTGCGCTTTAGTGGCCATGCCCTGAAGAGTGTTTAAGGACTCTGTAGCTTTAGACGGACCAAACCTAGCTAGGATATCGTCAGCAATGGTTGCATTTTTATCAATTAGCCGCTGTCCTACATCTTCTCTAGATTTTCTATTATTAAGAATATAGTTAATAGGTTTACTAACTACACCTGGTAATGCAAAATCTGAGATTACTCGGGCGCCCTTAACTAAAAGGTTATTGTTAGCTGGCATAGCCGCAGTTAGTTTATCAGCTCTTTGAGCTTTATTGATAATATCAACTACTTCTTGTCCACCCTTAATTTTAGAAAGAGCCGCTAGTTCATCTTGAGTATTATTAATGCCCCTAGATAAAGCTTTAGTAAGCTCTTTTTTATTAGGGTCGTTCTTAGGCAACTGACTTACAATGTCTTTACCTTCTCTTAGGAAACTATTAGTAATCTTTTGATTTAGCTCTTTAGCGCCTAATGGAGGAAGCTTGCCGTTTACAAGTCTAGCTGGGTTATTAAACTCAGCCTGAGCTCTTTTAATGATTTCAGCATTAACTGACGCCTCAGCTTCAGATCCTGCTTTACGAACAAACTCATTTCCTTTTTGGGCAGCCGTTGCTGGTAAAACACCACCGAGAATCCCCCCAGTAGTTCCACCAAGTACAGCACCTTTTACACCATCAGCTAATCTTTGTTCTAAATCTCCCTCAGAAGACCCAGTACCATATAGACCACCTTGAACAGCGCCTGTAAGGGCTCCTGCTCCAGCACGTGCAGCTCTAGAGGCCCCAGCTGTACTGGTAGTCACTGCACCAAAAGGGATTAAAGCTCCCCCAACCTGACCTATTGTTCTATAACCACCACCCTCTTTATCCCTTTGGCGTTGAGCCGCAAGAATAGCATCATAGCTTTGTGGGTCTTGGCCTGGAGCAGTAACTTGTTTGGTATTATTAGCAGTGTTTAAGCCTGTTAGTTGATCTAGTTTTGCCGCTATTTCATCAGCATAACCAAAAGATAAAGTATCAGCAGCACCTCGAACAATATCATCAATTTTTGTAAGTAGACTCTTTTCAGGTACTTTTTCTTTTTTAGGTTTTTGAGCTTTTGCGCTTTCCCAACCGTCTCCCTGAGCTTTTGCGCTTTCCCAACCAGCATCCGCACTTACAGGGGCTGTGGAGGCTGACTCCCATCCATTTTCTTTTGCCATATTGTTTGCGTTCGCTGGTGAGACCACTAAATCTAAAGCTTTTTCAACAAAGCCTTGCGATCTCTTAGGTTGACTATAGGGACTACTAGGTAAAGAAGCCCAGGTTTTTCCAAGCTTACCAATGGCAGCGTTGTAATCACCTTTTTGAACATCTTCTAGAGCACCGTTCCGTTTAATTAATGCTAAAGCTATTTTATCTTGGCTTTCAGGGCTAAAATCATTAATGCCGAGTTTAGACGCAACATCTTTATAAGTGGTATTTGTTATCTGATACTTACCCGCAGCTGTAGACGGGCCCTCTTTAGTACGAAGGCCTACCACATTAGGGTGTGCATTAAAATCTTCAAACTTACTACCACCTACAATCGTGTTGTAATCTGCTCCTTCAGCTTTCCCTAAAAAATCTAAGAATTTCTTTGTATTATCGTCCAGCGGTGCTGGAGCAGATTCCCTTTGTGCCATTATTTTGGTTTCCTTAGTAGATCACCGTTAACTATTCTATATTCGTAAGCATTGGTATTCATAGGTCCCCATGTAGGAGGCGCCAAGGAATAATCAATTCCACCAGCAACAGGCGCTTTAGGGGCAGCTGTTAGACCAGGGAACCCGTCTAATGTTCCTTTTGCTTTCATCCAAGCAAGGGCTTCTTCTTTATTGTTTTGAAGGTTTTCAAGCTCTTGAGCCATTTGAGTTAACCTACGAGCATTTTCAGCTTCAGATTGCTGTGGATCGTAAGCACGAGCCAAGAATCTATTACCCTCTTTCTCAGTAAACTGAGCACCGAGAGTCGCACGTAAACTTTGTTGAATAACCTTTTCAGCTCTGTCTTGTAAAGCAGCACCCTCAGGTGTAGCAATATTTCTAACAGTCTTAGGTAAAAGCCCGATCCAAGGCCCTGTAGCGTTGGGTGTTTCCGCAAGAGCCTGAGCCACAGTTCTAAGTTCTGTTGCTGCATCTTGAGTAGCAACTGTGTCACCAGCTGACTTAACCTGCTCACCACCAGCCTTCTTCTTAATATCAGAGGTAACACCAACATCACCTTTGAATAGCTCTTTTCGTTGCCAAAGTGCAACTTCATCAGCCTTAGCTTTATCCATGGCTGCTTTAAGAGGATCTGTACCATCAGTGCTAGTAAGAGGTTTGCCCATGCTGTCAACAACTTCCATTCTTCCATTAGAATAAGACTTCTGGAAATAAGGAGTTCCTGGAATTTGGGTTATCTTTGCTTTAGCATTGCCAGCCGCCTCAGCATCAGCTGCCTGTAGCTTAGTAATCATTTCACCAGGGTTCTTAGAACCTCCAGCTAACAAAGCATTAGCAAATTTATTACCAAAACCATCAAAGAAACCAGGCTTAGGTCCCATACCGTCTTGGTTTAAAACACCAGGCTGTTGTTGGTTCAATATGCCAGGGTTTCTATTAGCATTAGGATTAAATCCAGGTGTTGCTAAAGATTGGTCAGGCATGATTTCTTCGCCAGGAGCTAAACTATCAGCAGTATTTACAGAAGAAAGCGCTCCACGTCTTTTCCAATCAATTGGTGTTTGATTAGTGTCTTGAGACATTCCAGATAGTATATCAAAAATCGAAGCCATATTAGTTCACCATAGAGTAATCAACTATCTTGTAGCCGTTAGCGGCAACAGAGATAGCTTTAGGTAGGACCGCTTCAACTTCATCAGCCATAACGCCACGGAATGTACCATGACCCGCAATATCTTTAAACTCTGGCTTGTACTCGTAATCATAAATGTTATGACCACCTTGAGATTTGCCAACATATTTAATGTTTTCTTTCATTCTAGGATCTGAGAAGAAAGATTTAGCAATACCACCTAAAGTAGAAGCTGTTGATGGTCTGTATGTCTCTGTTCCTGATTTAGAAGAGGCGCCACCATCAAAAGTACTACCAACACCAGCAACACCAGAGATAGTCTTAAGAGCGTTAAGAGTGTTAGCTTGACTTTCATCAAACTGTGCTTTATTAGCATCCAACTCTGCTTGATTTTGTGTCTGATATAGACCACCAGCTGTTTGACCTTGACCAAAAGCTGTGTTAGCAAAGTCTTGACCACCCGCCATAGCATTAAGGCCGAACTGCCCGCCTTGTAGAAGCTGTGTATTAGCGTTCAACTGGTTTTGCAAGTTTTGGTTATATTGGCTTTGACCCTGAGATAGCCCTGTTTTAAACAAATCACCACGAATTGTACTAGCTAAGTCAGTCATCCGATCAGCAGCACCACGTGTTGCAATAGCAGACTCTACACCAGCTCTAGATGAGTTAATATTACCAGAGCCTGAAGCAGACCTATTAATGCCTGGTAACTGTTGTTCAAATAAATTACGATTTACATCTCTAGTAGCAGCATCAATCATGCCGCCAACATACGGATTGTTAGCGTAAGAAGACGCAGTACCTAAAATTTGTTGTGTAGGGTCACCGCTGTATTGTTGAAACAGGTTTTGTGCGTTAGCGCCGGCATTTCCGCTTGCCAATACGTTAGGAAGACCAGCTGCAAGACTGGCGTAGCCTAGGTTACCTGTGTTTTGCCCAAAGTTTCCTAAGGTGTCCGCAGAGCCTGTCTGATACGGGTTTAGACCCGCAACCCTTTGACCTGTATAAGCAGGTGTATTAAGAATATTTGTTAAAGCTGTGCCACTACCTGTGACTGCTTGTTGATAAAGTGGTTTAGAAATCCCCCACGCTGCGTTGGAGATAGCATCACCAGAACTTTGCTGGCTAGATGTACCCTTATCACTGAAAAACTTACCCATTTTTACTCCATATCCATATTTCTTTAAAGTTTGGTAGGTGTTTTAACCTCTTAAAACCAAACAACTTTAAGAATTTTTGATGTTTTTGGTCATGTAAATCGTGCAAAGCATGGATCGGACCACCGTGTGTGTTTGCTACAGAGCACCAAGACTCCTGTAGTTTCTCTTTTATACTTTTATTCCAGTTAAACACATCACAATGGACAAAAGTACCTTGTAAATGCTGTTCAAACCTTATTACATAATCATTAGTAATACAGACAGACACCTTTAGATAGTGCTCATGTACTACTTCAGGTATCAGAGGAGAACCATAGATCATGGTCCCTCCAATACTTTGATTCTAGCTTCGGCCTCATATAAAGCCTCCACCACAGTCTGAAGCATAGACTCTAGTTTCCTGAGTTCTTCTTGAAGATACTTCAATTGAGACTCTGGTAAGGAAGGCTGAGGGCTCCTAGTATATACCTGTAGTGGAATTTTATATGCCATTTTATCGCCTACTTGTAACTATAATGTCTGCATCAAACCCAGAAATACGGAAGTTTTCAATATCGCTTGTGCTTATCTTATAAGCTAAATATCGACCAGAAACTTTAGTATCTATCTTGTATTCGGTGTCAGGACTATACATATAATTTGTTGAATATACGATAGCACCGCCAGGTAAATCTGTAGCACCTAGTTGCCATAAAAACTGACCATCGGTAACTTCAAATTGAGCCTGAGGCACAACGCTTCTAATTTGTTTGTAACCTCTTAAACCTGCTTGTTGCTCATCTAAGTCAATACCTTCACGAGCAACCCATGATGGTTTAAATGTTTCTAATGCTGCTGGTAAGTTAACCGCACCTACAGTAGGTAAATCGATAGCATATATCCTAGACTCTGTAAGACCATTAGTAACATCCGTAATTCCTAACATAATAGGAATCTTAGGTGTTGATGTCTCAAAAGAAACATAGTCAGTGTTGTAGTTTTCGTATGTATCTGTAACGTCTGGATATAAAGTCTTGTTAAGATTTACCTGTGCTTCAGCACCACCGATTATATTCGGTAAATCCATAAAAGACCAAGTATCAGATCTATAGTTATATACAGCAGATCTATTACAGAACTTAGTATTAGCAAAGTTTGCTTCGTTCTGGCGGGTATAGAAACTAAAATAAATTAAGTTAGCTACTGAGTCATGTAAGACAAAGCAACGGGATTTCTTATTAATGTCCAGATTCTTATAAATGGCCCTGCGTACTCTTCCGTCAGCTAGTGACTTCTTAGTAGAGCCATCGTGTACATAGATGTCATCAGAACCAAACACATAATGTTTACCTTCAACCTCGACTACACAGTTTACGTTTAGAATACCTCCAGTAGGAAATAGCCTACGGAAGTTGAACACAAAACTAGAACCAGTGTACTCCATTTTCCAGACTTGATCTGAAGAATATAATACAAACTCTGTGCCTAACGCTAGGCCGTCAATAAGGGGGTTCTTTAGTTCCCCTAATACGTTTTCACCAGCGTTGTTTGTAGTGGATGACTCATCCCAATCAATAGACTCTACCGACTGACCATATTGTACAGGGTCAGACCACTTAACCATCGTAGGATAATTGATAGCACCCTTAGTAACGTTAAGGGCAATAAGGTAGTCATTGTATGACCGCATGACTGCACAGGTTTCATCAGCCGCCCAGGAGGCAGTATTGAAATATTTATACGCCACATCAGTAGTTAGATTACGAGCGTATGGTCTAGTGTTCTTACGAGATAAGACAGATAAACCAGCTACTTGTGTAGACGCCCAAGGCTCTTCGTTAGTAATTAGTGTTCCAGTAACTGGGGTTTGTAACTGTAGGTTACCACTTGGATAACCACGTACAGTACCGTCCTTATCACAGACAAAAACAGTTTCACCAGTGGCTGGATCAGACACAGAACCTACATATCTAGATGAGTCTGTATTGTTTCCCTCAGCTGCCTCATAAGTTACTGTAGTTGAGTTCCAGGTTTCTAGATTAAAATCATTCCAAGTCTTTGCAGACTTAACAGCCTGATACAACTGTTTAAACACAGGTGCCCTAGAGATCCTGTCTTCGTCAAAGATTACGTTGTTACCGTCACTAAAAGCATTAATAGGAAGGTCATAGGGGTTAGCATCAGTAACAATCCCTACCCCACCTAATTGTCGAATAGGGAGTGTAGCCATCTTAAGCCTTCATAATATAAGCTAATGCGTAGTAAGGGGGTCTATTTTCATGAGCTAAACCACCACCAGTAGTCGTAGCTGAAGCTGTAATAGTATGGGTGTGGTCGCCAACACCACCAATAGACACAGAGATTCCTGTGGTTGCTGCGGCAGTTTCAGGTGTAAATAGGATGTTATTGTTTGCATCACCCTCGCCAGTAGGATAGCCAGGGGCTCCTATACCGTTACCTGCATAGTAAATATGTCTATGACCTGGGTCAGACACTGACGCTGAGTGGTTATGTGCACCTGCTCCACCAGAAGTAGCAGAGATGTTGTGTGTATGTGATGGGATCTG